AGGGTGGGCTGCGGTGGGGGGGCGGGTTGGATTGGGGACGGGGCTGCTGGCGGAATGGATTTTGAGGTTGGGCTTTCGGGCGACACTGTGCTTGGGCGCGCTGCGGGGGCTTTTTCGGACGGCGATGCGGGCTGGGGTAGCGGTTGGGCTGGCGGGGCTGGGGGTTGGGGAGCGGAGGTGGCGGATTGCATCCGCCCTACGGGTTGGGGGGATGGGGGTAGGGGCTGAGGCGGAGGCTTGGCGAAGGTGTCGGCCGGCGCTTCGGTTGGTCGGGCACCCGGTTGCGGTTGGGCAGGGCGTTGGGCTGGGATGGTGGTCAGCGCGATGGATTGGAGTTGGCGGAGGTTGGTGGTGGTGGCTGATATTGCGGCGTCCAGGGTGGCGAGGTCGGCGCGGATGGTGGCGACGCCGGCGCTGACGCCGTTGTCGAGCGCGAGGCGGATGCCGATGAGGTAGCTGTCATCCATCATCTGGCTCCGATCGCGGTGGTTAGGGCTTCGGCGACGGCCTGGCCGATGGATTGGGCGATGGGGTGGCCCTCGGTTGCGGCGAGCGGGCCGAAGCTGGGGCGTGGGGGCACGGCGGCGGTGCCGTGTTCCTGGTAGAGGGCGACTTCGGAGGTGCTGCCGACGGCTGCTTCGTTGGCCTCGGATTGGCATTCGATGCTGTCGTGCAAGGCGCCGGTTTCGCGCCAGGGGTGGATGTGCGGGCCGCCTGGGGGGGTGTTGAGGAGCTCTCGGAGTTGGGCTGCGAGTTTGGTGGTCGCTTCCGCGAGGGCGGTGTGGCCCGGGGTGTCGAAGTTCTGGTCCAGCCGGGCGATGAGGGATTTGAGGGTCATGGCCGGTCCTTCCAGGCGAATGTTTGAAAATCGAACTCGCCGCCATCGAGGCGACCAAGGGCTATGACCCAGGCGAGGCGGTCTTCGGGGGGCAGCGAGAAGGCGATGTCGAACGGCACCCCGTTCCGGCACAGGTAGAGACTGTCGACCAGATCGGGGTGCCGGCTCAGTTTCCCGCGTGGTGTGCCAGGTCGGTTGGGGCTTCTGGGGTGAGCGCTGCGGCGATGGCGGCGATACCGGGATCTCCCAGGCGGGAGATGAGGGATTCGATTTGCGCTTCGTTGCTGGGCGGCGGGACGGGGATGTCGTCGATGGCGGACACCGAGGTGGCGAGAGTGGCCATGCCGAGCCAGAGGTGGTTCTGTGCCAGGGTGGGACCGGCGGCTTTGAATAGGCGGAGTTTGTCGAGTGCGGTGAGGCGGCGCAGCGTGAGCACGCGGCCTTCGGCATCGGTGGTGGTTTGCGGTTGGTTGAGGGATTGGAAGTGGCTGGCAGTCGGTGTTGGCATGGGGCGGCCTTGTGGCTCGGAGGGGCAGGCGGTGATTTTGGATGAGCGGACGTATCTGATCTGGCCGCAGCATGTGCGGGCGTATTTGCGGATCTATGAGGCCGAGGGGATGGCGCTGCAGGTGAGCCATCTCGGCGATCTCGTTGGCTGGTTCACCACCGATAGCGGCGGGAAGGTCAACGAGGTCGTGCATATGTGGCGCTATGCCGACGCTGGCGATCGGGAGCGGCGGCGAGCGGCGATGGAGGCTGATCCGAAGTGGTGGGCGTTTCGGGAAAAGACGTCGGGGTTTGTGATCGAGATGCGGTCTCGGATTTTACGGCCGACGTCTTTTTCGCCGATGCGGTGAGCCGCTTTACGAAACGCGGGTGCGGGTGGAGGCGAAGAAGTCCAGTCGCTGCTTGACGCCCTGATCGCCGCGCCACTGGCCGGCCTGGGTCAGTTTGAAGACCACAGATGAGTATTGGTAGGTGCTGGTGCTGCCGTTTACTTCGGAGATGTACTGATACAGCGTGCCGGTGGGGACTGACTTGCCGTTGTTAAAGGCGGCTTCGGTTTGGGCGATGAAATCATCGACGGCGGAGTTGCCGCGTTCGAGGTCGAACTGGCCTTCCCAGCCTTTCGGCAATTCGGCGGCGACCTGGGTGCCGTCGATGCGATCGATGCGGATCGCTGCTGTGAGCTGGCGACTTTCGAAGCCGGTGACGTGGGTGAGGTCGAGGCGGCCGAAGGGGCCCATGACGACGAGCTGGCAGTCTCGGCCGACGTTGAAGGCGGTGCTGGTCATTGGTTTGGGTCCTTATGCGCTGAGGGCGCCGGGGGTGCCGGGGAGCACCTGGCTTTGCACCTGGACGGTCTGGCCGCCTTCGATGTTGACGATGAACTTCTCGTTGATCGCCTGGTACTGCACCTGGGCGTCGGACTGGACGTAGCCGAGGCCGGTGCGGGTGAGCGGGTTGTTGCTGGTGTCGCAGATGACGCTGAACGGCAACGCGCCGGTGGTGCTGCCGAGCAATCCCTGGCTGAGCATGCCTTGCAGGAAGCTGAGCTGGGTGGAGCGGATGCGGCGGAACAGGGCGGCGTTGACGACCTGGCCGACGTATTGGCCCATGCCGGCCGCCAGTGTGGCCGCGATGTAGTTGGTCATTCGGGTGTAGTTGTCGCCGTTGGTGGCGGCGTTGCTGCTGGAGTTGTGGCCGCCGCGCACGCCCCAGAACGAACCACCGGGCTGCGGGTTGGCGATGACGTCGATGCCGGCTTGCAGGAGGGCGCCGAGGTCAGCGGAGGAATAACAGGTGGCCTGGGCGCTGCCGGGGGTGCCGGATTTCTGCGAGCCGACCACGCTGTAGAGCGGTTTGTTCAGGCTGGACTGTTCCGGCGACAGATTGGCGAGGCGGCCGAGGGCGAAACCCTGGGGGCTGATCAGGCGGATGACGGCGTTGGCCTGGTCGTTCCACCAGATCCAGTCGCCGAACATCAGTTTTGCGCCGTAGCAGTCCAGGCCCGCGTTCGCCTTGGTGGCGACCGCGTTGGCGATGGTGTCGCCGGACGGGGTGACCAGGATCATGTAGATGCCTTCGGAGAGGCCGAAGGCTGCCTGGGTGGTCCATTGCGTGCTGTCGTCGGCGTCTGCCAAAGCGGCGATGGAGCAGCCGAGGCCGCGCAGGGCATACATGCCGGTGCGGGGCAGCGTGTCGACGCCGACGAGGGTGGCGGCGGTGATGCCGGTGGCGCCGTCTGTACCGCCGGATAGCGTGCTGCTGGCTGGGGCCAGTGCCGGGCCGAGGGTGCCGACGGTGGCGGTGACCAGGCGGGATGGGCCGCGCATCGGGCCGATGCCGTTGTTCACGGCGTTCACCATGCCGGCATAGATCTGGGCAGGCGTGCCCTGAAGGTTATCGAACACCTCGGGCTGCAGACCGGGCATGGTGATGATCAGGCGCCAGGAATTGGCGGCCGAACCCGCGGAGATGGTGCCGGCGATCTGGTTGCCGAGGCTGCCGGTGTGCAGGGCGGTCAGCACGAAGGCGAAGCTGGGGGCGGTGACACCGAAGGCCATGGAAGCCGCGGTGTCGGTTCCGTTGCTGACGCGCACGCAGCGGAAGTTGGAGGCGCCTTGCTGGACGGCGGCGGCGATGGCGGTGCCCATGTCGTATTTGCGCGGCGTGACCGGGCCGAAGGCGGTGGCGTAGTCGGCCATCGTTGAGCAGATCACCGGCTGGCCCACCGGGCCCCAGCTTGCGGTGCCAACCAGGCCTGCGACGTTGGTGGGGACGCCGTTGATGATGAGGTTCTGCGGCGGGACGATCTGGACATAGAGATCGGGCACCACGAGGGCGGTGGTGTTGATCTGGCCCTGTTGGACGATTGGCATGGATTAGGCCTCCTGGGCTGCGGATGGCGCCTGGATGCGCACGACTTTGGGTGCGTTCGGCGAGGCGAGGATGGAAGCGATCGTGGTGGGGTCTGCGATATGGTCGCCTTTGGCGTGCGGCCCGAAGGCCTGCACGACCACGAGGTGGATGTTCATGAGTGTTCCTTCAGCCGAGGAGGGAGCTGGTGGTGGTGCCATTTGGCGTGATCAGGGTGCTGCCGAAGATCATCGCCGGCAGCGTGGTGGTTGTGGTGGTGGCGTATTCGACAGTGAGCAGCAGATCGCGGCGGTAGAGGTTGGCGTTCTGGCTTTGGTCGAAGATCTGGGTGCCGGAGCCGCGCAGGCGGGCGGCGGTGCCGTCTGGCAGGGTGATGAAGGTTTGGGCGCTGAGGCCTGCGTCGATCAGTGAGGCCGTCTGGTCTCGCGTGGCGGGGCTCGGGCACCAAAGACTGAGGCGAATGCCCTGTTGCTGTCTGCGGGTTTCCGTTTGGGTGGATTGGTCGGCAGTGACGCGGGCGATCAGCAGGCGGGCACCTGGGACGGTGATGGTGGCGCCGTTGACGAGGGCGATGCGGGTGGTGCGCAGGTAGCTGGCGAGGATGGCGGCGACGAGTTCGGGGGTGTCGCCGGCCTCGGTGCGGTGCACGACGGCGGTGCTGTCGGCCAACAGACCCGCGAGTTGGCCGGGGGTGGCGGTGCCGGCGAAGGTTGCGGTGTTGGCGAGGGTTGCGGCCGTG